TACAACAAGTCTGCAAGGTCTTCAAAGAACTCTCCAAGTGACAGACAGATTGCATTGAACAGTGCCGAGAACACAAAGGCATACATTCGCATCTGTGAACATTATCTCAAGAGTGGTGATTGGATTGGTATGTATTCTGGCAAAAATGAGGAACATAGAGTGATACCAAAATGCACCACTATGGCATATTATCCAGATGGTACACCCAAAAGAACAGTTGGTGTTTTCTATGAAGACATTATGGCAGTCTGGTCAAGAGACATGGATGAAGAAGATTTTGCTCACATGAGAGAGGGAGTCAAATCAAATCCACTGGCTGCTCTGACAGACAAACAGTTTACCGCCTCCACTTGACAATATAAATATTCCATGATACAATAATAGTATCGCTCAGGGTAATCGGGGTGAACAACCTCTCCGTCTATGCTGTCCTTCAGCTAGTCATAACCTGTTCATACTCATACCCCGAAAAATGATGTGGCCCAGCCGAAGTTGTCTGGGCGATACCTCAACATGGAGATATAATGGACTTAAAAATAGACTTTTCAGAAAACGATCTTGCCCCAGAAGATACTCCCAGAGCAATGGGAGGCACCGAGTTAATCCAAAAGTGGTTATTTGACAGACTAGATCCAGAATTAAAAGACTACTTTCAATTTATTGCTTCCAGAAAAAGAACACTAGAAGATAAACCAAGATTGTTTTGGGTCCATGATCTGGCTCAAGATCCTGAAGTAGAATTCCTCAAAGAACACAAGAACATGCTTGACTTTGAGAAAATTATTTTTGTTTCTCACTGGCAACAATATCAGTATGGTGTGTATCTTGGAGTGCCTTATGATCATGGTGTGGTCATTCAACATGCGATAGATCCAATTCCCAAACATGAGAAACCAGATGATAAGATAGTTTGTTCTTATATCTCTACACCACATAGAGGACTTGAAATTCTGCTTGAGTCATGGAAGATGATGAAAGAGAACATGAAGAGTGAGGCAGTTGACAAAGCAGAACTCAAGATATTCTCAAGTTTTAAGATATACGATAGACCGCACATGGATGAACAGTTCAGGCATGTGTATAGAAAAGCAGAGGATATGGATCAAGTCCATTACTCTGGTTCAGTTCCGAATGAAACAATTAGGGAGGAGCTACAAACATCACATATACTTGCATATCCAAGCACATATATGGAAACTGCATGTATTAGTGCAATAGAGGCAATGTCTGCAAAAAATCTGGTCGTGTGTCCAAATCTGGGTGCACTTCCAGAGACTTGTGCAAACTTTGCATTTATGTATGGTTATGAACCTAATCCTGACAGACATGTGCAGGTTCATGCACATATTCTGGCAAAAGCCATCAACTCATATTGGGAAGATGGTACACAGTCCCTTCTGGATTTACAGAAAGGATATTTTGATATGTTCTACGATTGGCGGACAAGGATAAACCAGTGGTCGGCATTTCTTACATCATTGAAAGAAAATATTGAGGCATCATGATATTACTTGACTTTTCCCAGACCATGATTGGTTCTTTCATGGCCATGGGTAAGGGTAGTATTGTTGTGGAAGAAGACCTTCTACGACATACAGTATTAAATTCAATCAGACAATACAAACATCAATTCAGGCATGTTGATCATGGCGGTTTTGTTATTTGTTGTGATTCTCCAAAGAACTGGCGGAAACAATCTTTCCCAGAATACAAAGCAAACAGAAAGAAGAGAAGAGAAACCGATTCAACAGATTGGACTTCTCTTTTTGAGTTTCTACATCAAATGATTGCAGACTTGCAAGAATATTTCCCATACAAAGTAATGAGAGTGGAGGGTGCAGAGGCAGACGATATTATTGCTGTTTTGACACAGGAAGAAATGAAGAATCCTACTACGATTATTTCAAGTGACAAAGACTTCATTCAGTTACAGAAATATGAAGGAGTTCAGCAATGGTCACCTTTGACAAAGAGTTTCGTGAAAGGTAATCCAGAAGAATCACTTTGGGAAAAACTGATCAAGGGTGATGTTGGTGATGGTGTGCCAAACATACTCTCATCTGATGATACACTTGTCACAGAAGGTAAGCGACAGAGGCCTGTATCTAAAAAGAAGATGGAATTGTGGAAGACTGATCGCAGTGATTGGAATGAGGACATGAAAAGGAACTTCAACCGCAATGAAATGATGGTAGATTTGGAAAAAACTCCAGAATCAATTCGTATAAATATTATCAATCAGTTCAGAGAACAGGTTCCGCCACATGGTAGACTGTTGGAATACTTCACTGAAAAGAGATTGAAGAATCTTATGGAACACCTTGACGAGTTTTGATTATGGCAGTACCATTACCAACTATTTTTAAAGAGATAGCCTCAAAGAGTAAAAAGGATGAGAAGAAGGAAGTTCTTCTCAAATATGCAAACAATGGAGCTTTTAGGGAAATTCTCAAATATGCCTTTGATCCAAATATAAAGTTTCTTTTACCGCCTGGAAATCCACCATACAATTCAGTAGTAGACGATTCGGAAAATCCGACCTACTTGTATGGGCTAGTAAGGAAACTTTATCTTTTTGTTGAAGGTGGTAATCCTAATCTGAAACCAGCTAGGAGAGAATTTCTTTTCATTGAATTATTAGAAAGTATTCACCCCTCTGAAGCTGATCTTCTTCTTCAAGTCAAAGATAAGAAGATCAAATGCAGAGGATTAACGTATAACCTTGTAAAAGAAACATTTCCAAATTTAATAACGTGAGATCAATTAAAACTATAGAGGATAGAATCGTAAGTCTTGAGAAGATAACCGCAGAAGGTGTATCTTCCAAGGAGGAAGCAGAATTACGGCAAATAGATATGACTGGCATGGAGCCGAAGCAAATTAGTGTTGTCCTTGCTCGTGAGTTTGGAGTTTCCTTAACTATGGATTGGTCATCTACCAATCAGCGCTTTTCCACAACTTTGGGAGGCGTGACATTCAACTCCGATTTCAACTATAAGGATTTTCTCAGAGATCCTTTAGAGAATAAACAAGCCAGAAGTTCCCGCCGAAAATAGCTTCCATAATATCAACTTAATCGTAAGAGGAATATGAAGAGAATTTTTATTTTTCTTGGCCTCTTTGTCATGTTATTTGCGACATCTGCAAACACAGGAGGCATAGATCACAGTTGGGTGCCAACCATATACCAACCAGCTATTGTTGAGGTTGAGCCCAAACCAGTAAAAATGTTACTAGATCCAAGTGAACTTGATTGTATGGCAAAAAACATCTATTTTGAAGCTGCAATTGAGTCCACTGCAGGTAAACTGGCTGTGGCACAAGTAACAATGAACAGAGTGAGATCATCAAATTATCCAGATACAATCTGTAAAGTTGTCAAACAGGGTAAACATCATGCAAATGGTTTTCCAATGAGAGATAGATGCCAGTTCAGCTGGTATTGTGATGGAAAACATGATACACCCTTCCAAGGAAAGATGTGGCAGGAATCAATAAATCTTGCAAAGTATGTCATGAAAACTCCAAGTCTGATAGACGTAACAGATGGGGCAACTCACTATCATGCAAACTATATACCTGACCCTAGATGGGCAGACAAAAATAAGAAGACAGTTGCCATTGATACTCATATTTTTTACAAAATTTATTCATTTTAACTTGACAATGTGACAGTGGAATGTTATTATATTCTTGTAATGATGATTGAGTAACCCTAATGAGAATTGATATGAGTGCGACAAGAGAAGAGTTGATCAATGAATGTGCAGAACTGAGGGTTGAAAACTCAGAACTGCGAGAAGAAATTGCAAGACTGAGAGAAAGTCTGCGAAGAGAATATGAAGACGGATACCGATTCGGAAAGGAAGAGTCAAGACTTGTTGAAGAAGCCGTAGAGGCAATGATATGAGATTCCTTCTTTCACTAATGGTTTCAGGTCTGGTTGCAACGAGTCTTTTCGGTGCGGGTGATATATGTGTTCGCCCAGATGGTTGTCGTATAGATATTACTTCTGGTGAATGTATTGATTGTATCAAACCAGATGACATTTCTGCTCCCAAATCATGTCTTGATGAGAGATCAGAGTGTATTGACTTTCATGGTGAAGTCATGATGTGTGAAACAATCCTCATGGAGTGTAGGGCAACTGAGATAGCTGCCATAAAATTTGAATTGATGATGAAGAGGTCTAAGTGAGTTACCTAGATGATGTTGGAGTTCGTAAAGAATTCTTTTTACGACTTGACCAAAGGTTTGACAAAGTAGGACAAGATGGTGCACCATATTCAGTTCATAAACTAGTGAACAGAGATGGTTTGAAAGCCATGTTCTATCGGTATAGTGGTGATGTGTCCTTCAACGAGAAGGATTGTATCTTGGTAAAGGCAACTGTTGCAGATCATCGTGTTTATAAAGATGAACCTGAAACTTATCTTAATCGTGTGAAAGTATTAAAGAATGTAGGATCAAAGTGAATATATTTGTATTGGATGATTCTCCCAGAGAATCTGCAGTAGCACACTGCGATAAGCATGTGTGTAAAATGATGATAGAATATGCTCAGATGTTATCTACAGCCCATCGTGTTCTTGATGGTGATGAGGTAATATCTGAGTCTTTGTATAAAGTGGCTCACAAGAATCATCCTTGTACGATATGGACTCGTACAAATAGGAGTAACTACTTGTGGCTATTTCGTCTATGGAAAAATCTCTCTATGGAATATACTTTAAGATATGATAGAGTGCATTTGTCTTGGACAAAGTTGAATAAGTATCTTAGTTTTACCCCAAAAAATATTCCAGATGGTGTACGAACAGAACAACCACAATGTATGCCAGATTATTGTAAAACTGAAAAAGATGTAATTAAGGCTTACAGAAACTACTACATAAATGAGAAGAGTAGATTTGCTGTATGGAAACATGCCAGTCAACCCGATTGGTTTCATGAAGGAGTAAAAAATGCCAACGTATGATTATAGGTGTGATAATTGTGGTCACACCTTTGAACAAACCCTACTCATATCGCAGAGAAAAGTTCCAGAGGGTAGGTGTATGGAGTGTAATGATGGTAATGTAAGGCAAGTTATAGGAGTTCCATATTTTGCCTATGATAATATTTCATCGCCGGGTCACCTAAAGAAGACTCCTAGTTGGATGAAAGATAAACTGAAAGATGTCAAAAAGAGTCAACCTCTGGCGACAATGAATATACCAGACTGATTATGAAAACTTTTAATCATGTGGGTAATGACCTTAAAGATTTAAAAACTGAAAACATTGAAGGGAAGAGATTCTATGTCACTCCTAAAGGCAATAAGTACGTTAGTATTACCTCGTTACTCGGTAACCTTTCAAAACAATCAATTATTGAATGGCGAAGAAGGGTTGGCGAGGCAGAGGCCAACAAGATTAGTAGACAGGCGAGCAGTAGAGGAACCCGCGTACATAATATCTGTGAGTCGTATATCCAGAACCAAGAGAGAATATTAGAAGGTGTTTTACCAGATGCAATAGATATGTTCAATTCTATTGTGCCACTTTTAGATAGGATAGATAACATTCATGTGGTTGAGGGTGCATTGTATTCTGATGACTTGGGTGTTGCTGGAAGAACGGACTTGATAGGTGAGTTTGATGAGAAACTATCGGTCATAGACTACAAGACTTCCAGAAAGAAAAAGACATGGGAGATGTGTCATGGTTATTTCATGCAAGGTGCCTTTTATGCACATGCTTATGAAGAACTTACTGGAATCTCCATAAACGATATTGTAATAATTATGGCAGTAGAAGGTGATGAACCTCTGCTATTCAGAGAAACGAAAGACAGGTGGATAGGGCCACTGAGACAGGTGATTACTAAATATTCATGATACTGATGATGCAATTGGATAGCAGTCAAGACGGCGGTTCAAATCCGCCCATCTCCACCATAGGAGCATCAGATGGACGCGCAAGAAATTACGATAGCATTTGCCATAGTTGGTGTTGCATTGTTAATCATCTGGGTTCTTGAACTTGTGCTCGTATGATGGGGATGTTCTGGAATTTGATTGGTTGTGAAGACAATTGGGGAGGTATCCAACATAGGTACAGTTGTAAAAAAGTCCAATTAAACATAATCGCAGATAACAACGATTATATTTCTGCATCGGAATATTACGCTCTTGCAGCGTAACCGATAGCCGAGCACGGGGGATCGCTTGGGAACAGAAGATCCCCACTACAGAAAGGATATATGTCAGGCGGTTTACAAAATGATCCAACAGGGTCATCTCAAGCAAATGAGATCAGAAAAAGATTTGAGAGAGATGTAGTCCGTGAAAACATGCCTCCATATTACCTTATTAGAGAGTTACATGAAAAAGAGAATGGAGTTCAATACAAGGATTTCAGACTTCCTTACAATGCAGGGTTATGTAGGGTTTCATGGGAAAATGACGAGTGGAGGTTTAATTACATAACATAGGAGCTGGTGATATGAGGAAAATTATTATCACTTTATTTTTATTGATTGGAACTATTGCTTATGGTCAGACTCATGGTGATGTGAGTTTATCAAAAACGGCAGATATTAAGAAACATTTTACAAAGGATGTTTGTGACAAAATATTGACAGATACCTTTACGATCTGTTATGACTTTGAAAGAAAGTCACCAATTGCGGTCTATACAGAAGTTACCAAAGAGACAGTTGATCTTCTGAATATAGATCCAAGACCACCCTTTTTTACAGACAAAAGACTTGACAAAAGTGTGGCAACATCAAACGATGATTACAATAATACTGGTTATGATAGAGGACATTTAGGTGCATCAGATGCATCTCATGATTGGTCCAAGAAAACTTTGAAGGCTACATATAGTATGGCCAACATCGTTCCTCAAACAAAACGTGCAAACAGATACAAGTTTGTTTCACTTGAAAAATTAGAACGTGAGAAAGCAAAAGAACATGGTGTTTTAGAAATGCTGACTTTGGTCTACTTCAATGATAGACCAAAGAAAATAGGAGAGAGTGGATTACAAGTTCCTTCAGCATTTGGAAAAGTGTTCACTGCCAAGAATTACAGAGAATGTTTTTTCGTTTGGAACACAGACGAATACGATAAGAAAAAAGGTAAAGACCCATATACTTACAAAAGAGATTGTGATGAAGTTCTTGGATTATGGGGCACCGTAGTAGGCAAAGCAGAGGGTTGGACTGTAAATGATACCAATGCACTAAAGGATCTTCTCAACAAATATGTTGCAACTCAGAAAGATCAAAGTAAAGTTGGTGTTGCATCAGCCCTACTGAAGGCCGTGGAGTCTGACTGATGGCTATTCGTATCCCAAAAAGACTCAAAGCAGAAAAGAAAGAAAGTGAAATAAAAGAAGAACGAGCTGCAGATGATAAGGTCAATACTCCTACAGAGTTGATTGACCATGCAGAAGAGGCCCTCTGGGAAAAAGATCCAGTTGGTGCTCTAAAATATGAGAGGATAGAACATAGGAAAAAACTCAACTGGTGGGCAAGATTTATTCTTTCCCTCATAGTTGCATTTACATTCTTAATACTCATCTATCTTCTTTTCCTTGGTGACTTAAAAGATGGGCATAGAGATTTGGTCAACATCCTTGTTGGTGCATACGTTGCAGTTCTAGCCAAGTCTACTGATTATTGGTTCAAAGATAAAGAAGATTCTGAGGATAAAGAATCTCAACTGTTACATGAAAATGGTAACGATAAGGAAAAAGAAGATGTCTGATTTTAACGACTTTGGGTTTAGTACAGTCAGTGAAGACGAATACCGAGCCCAACAAACCACTCAGGTTGATACTGCAAAAGAAGTTGCAAGTACGGCCACTGCTAGTTTACAGCCTGAGTTAGACAAAATTGAATCCAAAATCTCAAGTCTTACAGATAGTATGCGAGTTATGCAAGATGACCTTGAAGTTCGTAAAGAAGAACTAAAAGACAAGTGGGGCCAGAGAATGAATGAGGTAGAAGAACTAATTTTACCACTTCTCAAAAATCTGGCAAAAGATGGAGACAAGAGAGAATGGATTAAGTGGCCAAATAGAACTGATATATTAAACAAACAAATAGACAGAATAACCGCTGTTACGAGAGGTGACTTTTAATGGCATATTCAGACAAGGTTATAGACCACTATGAAAAACCAAGGAATGTGGGTAGTCTTGATACCAGCGATGATAGCGTTGGCACTGGTCTTGTGGGAGCGCCTGAATGTGGTGATGTGATGAAATTACAAATAAAGGTTGATGATGAAACTGGAATGATTTCAGATGCAAAGTTCAAGACCTTTGGGTGTGGTAGTGCAATTGCTGCCAGTTCTCTTGCCACCGAATGGGTTCGTGGTAAGTCAATTAATGAGGCTCTTGAGTTAGACAATACCCAGATTGTTGAAGAACTTTCTTTACCACCTGTCAAGATTCATTGTTCTGTATTGGCAGAAGATGCAATCAAGGCAGCAATTAGTGATTATAAATCTAAAAATAATATGGAGTAAGTGATGGCTTTACAAACTCAAACATCAGCAGAATTCTATACAAAGATAGTTAAACTTGTAGAAGAAACAAAATTAAGTTACATGGATGCGGTCATGCACTATTGTGACCTCAACAACATGGAACCAGAGACTGCGGCCCAGTTGATTAATACGAAACTGAAGGCCCAGATAAGGGAGGAAGCTGAAAAACTCAACTATCTTCCTAAGACTGCCAAGTTACCTCTTTGAGATACTTGACAGCTCTTGAATATATGTTATAATACTTTTATACGTTGTTAATACATTGCACATAAAAATAAGGAGTATATATGTCGTTTGCAGAAATGAAAAAACGTAGTAAGACCAACCTTTCATCTCTCATCAAAGAGACTGAAAAAATCTCAAACCCAAATTCAAACTTCGGTGATGCAGATGATCGTTACTGGCGTCCAGAGTTGGACAAGTCAGGTAATGGTTATGCCATCATTCGTTTTCTTCCGGCTCCAGATGGAGAAGATCTGCCATGGGCACGTATCTGGAATCATGGGTTTCAGGGGCCAGGTGGCTGGTATATTGAAAACTCTTTGACTACTATCGGTCAAAAAGATCCTGTGAGTGAACACAACTCACAACTCTGGAACTCTGGTATTGAGGCAAACAAAGAAGTTGCCCGTAAACAGAAACGTAGGTTGAATTACACCTCAAATATCTACATCATCAAAGATCCTGCCAATCCTCAAAATGAGGGACAGGTAAAACTCTTCCGTTATGGTAAGAAAATCTTTGATAAGATTAATGACCTCATGAATCCTGAGTTTG